ATCCAAATGCAGATTAACCATCGTATACATCCAAATTTAGGAAACATGGACTAATGTATATATTAGTGTTAACCACAAGTATATATACTCTTAATCTTATAATGTTATTAGATTAGAATATATATAATATATATACTATATATATACATTAAACCTTACGCATGATTACAATAAGAAGAAAATTTAATAATATATACTCAACGCATTCAATATATACCAAGGACGAATGCGACAAGAATGGTCGTATATACGTACATTGGCGGGATGCCCACGCTGGAGACATGGCACTATCTGATGATGGGTATGCAGGTAAGTGTTTAATGAGGAAAGACTATGATAATGGGAAAAAGACCTACATAAAATGCATATATGGTGTCCAATGGACGAGGAAGGATCTTCAGTTATTGTTTCTCCCCAACCACGAATTAGGTATTTACTCCCTTTTGAAGCCCAGACCATGGATGGAGAGGGAATCAAAGCACAAACGTACTATTAATGTTGTAAATGCGTATGTGGGTCAATTAATGAGTCCATATCAGGTGGATTGGATGATGCTGGGTAACATTTACCGACCAGACCAGAACAGACCTGATATATCCGTAAAGAGATTGTTTAAAAATACATTGGTGAAGAAAATGATAGAAGAAAAGTTAATGGAAGTAATGACAGAGAAGGGTATCACTCGCTCCTTTGTCTTGGATAAGATGTTAAAAGCGGTAGCTATTGCCGAAAAAAAGAATGATTCTAATGGAATCCTTAAGGCTACTGATGCTTTTATGGATTTACTGCAGATGAAACAGGGTAAACGCATAATTACTGATACTATGCAGATTGATATGACTTCTCAGATAGCCGATCAGATAGAGACTGAGGAGAAAAAACTGACTATATCAAGAAAGACTGAGGCAGAGGATGACAAGTTATGATGATATAAACCACCCAGATTACTATACCAAGGGCATTGAGGTTACTGATTTCATTGCATCTTGGCAGATGGATTGGTTTAGAGGGAATATAATCAAGTATATCGTTAGATGTCCCTATAAAGGGAATACAGTTAGGGATCTAAGGAAGGCGAGGTGGTACTTAGACGATCTAATCAAACGCCTTGAGAACGATGAAGTCCCCTCTGCCTGTTACTGAGTACGTAACATACTTCTGGCAGGAGAGCAGGGGTGATGATTATTATCGTATTCAGACGAATGATCCTGCCATATCACGTAAACTTGGCAAAAGGCAGGATATGAAGCTTGTTGGCTATGGCTTGAACGTTTATTTAAAGATTTATCAGGTGCAGTATTTTAGCCCCAAGGAAGCCAAGCGATCCTTTAGGCGCATCGTAGGTCGAAAAGTTGAGAAAACGGACGTATACGGCGAGTTAATGGCTAAAACAGGGGTCATAGTGGACACTTAGAAAGGACTTATGAGTAATAAAGAAGACATACTAAGAAAATTAAAAACAAACATGGTTTTGTTTGGCAGGGTGGTAGTACCAAATATGTTTTCTGCCCCTTCCCCCAAGTTCCATGATGAGATTGCGTCTGTATTGTTAGATGATACAATAAAGCAGGTAAACATTATTGCGCCCAGAGGTCATGCCAAGAGCAGTATAGTAGGTGGTATATATCCATTGTATCATTTAATGTTTGACAGGGGTAAGAAGCTGGTAGTCCTTGTATCAAGAACTCAAGACCATGCAATTAAATTATTAGGTACGATTAAGGATGTATTGGACTATTCTCCGCAATTTAGGGCATTATTTGGATATTGGGGTATGAACTCTGCGAGATCTTGGGCTAAATCAGAGATAGAGTTAAAAGACGGCAGTATGGTAGTATGTAAAGGTACTGGTCAGCAGTTACGTGGAATAAAGGTAGGGAACCAAAGACCTACGCTTATTATAGTAGATGACCCCGAAGATGAGATGAACACTAAAACGGCTGAAGCTATGGAGGGAAACCTTAGATGGTTACTCCAATCGGCGGTTCCTTCCCTTGATCCCCAGAAAGGCAAGATAGCTATTATTGGTACGCCACAGCATCAAAGGTGCATTGTAGAAACATTGAAAGAGATGAAGGGGTGGAGGAATATGCACTTTGCTCCAAACATGGATAAGAACGAAGCACTATGGGAAGAATGGCAGCCGATACGCAGATTGAAGGAGAAGAAGGAAGAGTTAGAGTCTATTAATAGGGTATCTGTGTTTTATCGTGAATACTTGTGTCAAATAGTGGGTGATGAGGATCAGTTATTCAAAGAAGAGTATTTTAAATACTATAAGGGCAATCTGGAGTATAATGATGATAAGGATGCTTTTATGAAATTTACAGAGAAGGATGGGAAGCCTTGTGAAGATTTAATACCTGTAAATATATTTATGGGTGTAGATCCTGCATCCTCAACGAAAAGGACTGCTGATTACTCTACAGTAGTATCTATAGCTGTTGACAATAAGAATAATAAATATATCCTTCCTTATTTCAGAAAGCGGTCTACTCCAATGAATTTGGCTGATTCTATTATAAAGCAGTTTAAAAAGTATAAACCAGTAAAGACTCGCATTGAATCTGTTGGTTATCAGGAGATGTTAAGGGAATACTTGCGTCAAAGATCCGAAGATGAGGGTTTATTCATATCTGGGCTTGAAATCAAAGAGTCTCCAAGAACCTCAAAGTCCTCCCGCTTAGAGACACTTGAACCGCACTTTGCTCAAGGTAAAGTATATATAACTCCCAATATGGATGAGTTAAAAGGAGAGTTGTTATTATATCCAAGAGGTAAGAATGATGACCTTTTAGATGGATTGTTCTATGCAATGAAGGGAAATTATATCCCATATCATTCATCTGGTGACCTAAAACCTCAGCACTCGGAACAAAACTTGGCACAAAGCTCACATGATTGGTTGCTTGCATGAAACTTTAGCTTATAAATTGCGTCTATACAAGAAGTTACGTAATTCACTTAAAGAAGAGCATGCCAGAGAAAAATTTAGAATGTCAGAAAAGTGAAGAATTACTGCGAGAGTATTCTTCCGCACGAAGCAAATGGGCAAAACAAGCCATCGAAGATAATGAGTTCCGCAATGGGGCTCAATGGACAAAAGAACAAGTTGATACGCTCCGTTCCCGTGCGCAAGAACCTCTCGTAGTAAACGTTCTTCATCCCGCAGTTGAGCAAGCCAAGGCAATGCTTACTGCAAATGTCCCCCGATTCCAATCTACAGGTCGAGAAACCTCAGATGTGAAAACGGGGAAAATTTTTTCAGACCTTATGGCTTGGGTTTGGGATTACTCTGACGGCAACACAGAACTTAAAACGGCAATAGACGATTATTACGTTAAAGGCATGGGTTGTATGATGGTATACTACGACCCTAATGACGACTTCGGCAAGGGAGAGATATTACTTAAATGTATTGATCCGCTTAGTGTATATATAGATCCAAGCTCTCAAAGTCCGTTTATAGACGATGCATCGCACGTTATTATATCTAAGATTCATGCTGAATCTCAACTCATTTCACAATATCCAGACTCAGCGGATATTATTAAACAAGCTACTGAATCCGTAATTGCACCTAAAGATGTCTCATCCAGACATGGATTAGATGATCAGGTTATTTCTCAGAACGATCTGGATTCATTTAGATTATCAAACAGGGATGAACGTTACTTAGAAGTAATAGAGCGTTATACTAAAGTAAAGCAACCCTTTGTACGTACCTATGATCCTATATCAAATATAGAACGAATTCTTAATCCTGAAGAATTTGAAGAATATTCAGCGCAACCAGCATTTATTGTTACTACAGCTAAAGGCTCTGAGACTGTTACTTCTCCAGAGGAGATTGGTCAACACATGGCTATGTATAAAGAGTATGGGGAAGTGTTTCATCAGATGATGTCGCCCATGACAGGAGAACCATTCTTAATGGAGGGTGAAGAGCATGAAGGTTCTGTCCCGCAGTCTACAGTACGTCTTCAATTAATTACCATTTCTGATCTTATCGAACAAGGTGAAATCGTTGCTAACAATATCTCTATTGATCGAATTCAGCAATATGTTTGTGTTGGCGGTCAAATGTTGTTTGAAACAGTAATGCCTATATCTACATATCCTTTGGTTACTATGATGAATCGTCATAATCGTAATCCATATCCAATGAGCGATGTGAGGCTGGTAAAAGGTTTACAGGAATATATTAACAAGCTACGCTCTCTGCTTATTGCACATGCGTCTTCATCTACAAATACAAAGTTACTGGTTCCAAGGGGATCTATTAATAAAGCACAGTTAGAGACAGAATGGTCAAGGGCAGGTACAGGCGTATTGGAATTTGATCCAGAATTAGGACAACCTATTTCTTTTGCACCTATGCCACTTCCAAATGAATTATATAAGAACGAAGCAGATGCACGTGCAGATGTAGAGAGAATTCTTGGTTTATATGCGATTATGCAGGGTGATGCATCTCAGATGCCAAACACATATAAAGGAACCATTGCCATAGACGAGTATGGGCAAAGGAGAATAAAAAG